TGACAAACAAACAAACTTTAAACTGGGCTATATCTGAAACCTCCGAGCTTTTCGTCTTGAGCTCCTTGGCGGCCGCGCCCTCGGCCGAAAGCGAAAGACTTGCCGATGAAATCATAGTGTCAAACTATGCAGAATCCTATGCAGCCGTCGCTGCTCAAAAGAAATTCATCAGACCCCACAAGAAACCGATTATGAGAACGACTGAGCTTGCTTCGGAACCAGGCACTTTTTCTCTCGGACTGGACACTAGGACTCAATACAGGTCCACTGCCTTACTAAACCATACTCCCCCAGCCAGCGCAAGACCACTATTTGGCAGAAGACAGCTGACCACCTTGCCCTCAGCAACCACCCTCGTGCACAATGCTGAGTATGATCTGAACTGCCTCACCCAGGCAACAGTCTTCAAAATGATCCCGACTGAAGCCCTCACCAGCGTTCTCACTGAAATGCTGAGCAGTCAAGAGCCTCTAAACAAAACCAGAGCGGCCTCGACTGCTGTCGGTCTTGGCTTCTGCGCCGCTGACGAGAACACTGCAATACGGCTGGCCCAGGTCGTTCTCACGCCACCTGGTACACTGGCAGGCCCGCCTGGGGTGCCAGCGTGCTCCGACAACAATCACCAACAGGTGGTAGTGTCGGCAATCCATGAGCCGGTGCGCATCTCTAGCGGCACCGGAACACACTGGCTCGTCCCCAAAAAGAGCCTGGTTCATGGCCACTACCTGTGGCTGGCAGCTCCGAGGCCCAACCCACTCTTCGGAAATTCGCCCACCGACATGCCCGTGTTCGGCTGGGGAGGCGCCAGTCATCTCAGCAAGCTGGAGGCCAAGCCTGTGAACGCTGCCGCCACTAACGATGCAGAACGACTGCATCAGCCAGTGGACATGATCGAGGCCGTGGTCCCACGGGGTCTAGTGCCAGACGTACATGGTGCAGACGTCGACCTGAGATTCTCGACAATACTTAAAGATGCCAAGCATAGAATCAAGGAGACCATATCCCTTGGCAACGTATGGAAGCCCACAGCTGAGGGCTCCATCACAATTTCTTCTGGCCCCCCAAGCCAAGACATCAAGCCAGTCCTAGCCCCGGCCTTCGCGAGCTTGGCTTCCCCATGGATAGACAAGGGCCTGATAGGCGCCATTGCCGCTTGCTCAGCCTGGGGAATGGCCACAAGGACCATCGAGCTAGACGTCGGTGCTAAAGCAGCAATGCGGGAAGCGGCGACCACGTGCATCGACCTGACCAGGCTCTACGTGCGTCTATTCACGATGGCAGTAGACACTGCTGCAGCCGAGATGCGCCAGGAGCCCACCGAATGGGCCACCTCAAGTGCAACACAAGACCCGGTGTTTGCGATTGAATCCTTTTCTGGCTGGGCTGCCGCACTCCGAATGAGCAGGGCTGGCACCCAAAATGCTCTATTCTTCGACACAACTATGATGCCCACGCCAGAAGACATCTACCTGCCTCTCAAACTCGCCTGTTCTGACACAGTCGAGGGAGGCCAACTGGCGAGAATCTTATGGCCAGCGATCCCTGGTTGCAAGCTATACCACAATATGGGGTTCGCTGGCTTGCCACGACAAGGCAAAGTGCCGCTCAGCTGCTTCATAGCAACGGTAGAGTGGCTAGTCGCCTTGACCAACACTGCCCCACAAGCAGTCGCTGCCTACCAGGTCGTGGCTGCCTGCGCATACAGACCGGACAGCATCAAAATAGGTGGAGTGCCTGCTGCGCGAGCCTTACACATGCAACTTCCCCAGAGCTCAATGGCAGGGATGATGCTGACCCCAATGTTATTGGCCGCCGGGACACTGACCGAAGTGGCTTTCAACGCAGTGGTGATAGACTCCCCGAGGAGGCTCGTGCAAGAAGTTGCTGCCAGGTCGGCAATATACTGCGGGACTATGGCAATGGCGGCGGAGATGTGCCTCTCACGTAATGATAGTCTGCAAGAGTGGCTCGCTGCCGCTGCCTCCGACGAGCGCCGACTCTGCGGCACCTCTGCTGGTGCCTGGCGACTTGGACGTGCTGCAGCTTCTTTACGACGAACATTGGGATACACAGACGCCAGCGCAACAATGAGCACATTCAGACCAACAAGCATCTCCACACTCAGGAGCGTCGAAGTAGAGAAGTGCGGCGCTGCTGCTCAGCTACTCTTTTTCAACCCATGCGTCCTCACCGGACTCAGCTACGCTGCCCCCTACTGCAAGTGGAACATACAACGTTCCGAACGCGCGCACATGGGGGTGCACACACGCATCCGGGCTGCTGGACTAGTTGGATGTGAAGGCATGCTACTCAACCTTGCACACCAGTGCGGGGCCAGTGTGTGGCAAAATAGGGTGAGTATCACAACAAACACCATCACCCAACAAAAGAGGCTCAAGGCCTCACCACGCTGGTTGGAATGGCAAGAAAAAAGCGTTTCTGACCACCTAGGCTCCTACATGCACACCATAGTATTCGAAAACAGAAACCAGCTGTTCAGGCTCTTGGAAACAGCCTGCAACAGGGCTGAAGCCACCTGGTTCGTCGACAGGGCTGGGTACAGCATAGAACTGCTTGCTGAGGACGCGCGCCGGTGGACTGACGCAGACACCGGCGGCCTCACCACACCAGAGCCCGCAAGTAACCAAGAGAAGGATCCTGGGCCGCTAGCCCCACAGCCCGAAGCGCCCACAGAACTGCTGTCCAAACAAGAGCCAGAAGCGCCAGAGCAGCCCAAACCACCAAACTACCCAGATGCATCTGTCGCAATGTTCAAGGTGCGCGGAATACATCCCGCACTAGTGGAGGCTGCAGTCAACAACAGACCACTTCAGGCAGCAATCTTGGCTAATCACCCGAACCCACTAGCAAGGACAAACTTTCAGACAGAAGCTGTGACTGACTCCATGCGCCGCTTCACAGTCCCACCAATGCTGCTTGACCACCCTGAGGCGCTCGATCAGCTCTCAACCCTCATGGCCAAGGTAGACACACTCAGTCATGGTGTGATAGCCACGGAAAGCGCCAAAAATGTGCAGAACCTCATTGCAGAAGCAAAAGCGTCGCGTGATGCAGCAGCCATAGCTCAAGACATCGCCCAAAAGGAGCCAGAGGTCCCTACTACCGACCCTCAACCAGAAGAGGCTGGGGCTGGGTCGAGCGTGCAGTTACCAACCGTCCCAACATCCTGTGCAATCGATGTCAGCAGACTGCACTTCCTGGACTCCACAGTAGCACCACCTTCTTAGAGGGAGTTCGACGCTGCTGCTGGCACATTCGAGCTTTTGCCAAGGCCGGGTTGCGCACAACAGCAATACAACGCCGCTTCTGCATGTCTGGTGAGCTAGCCGCTTGGTTCAGGACCCCGAGCCAGGTCTGCAAAGGCAACCCAAGGAACGTGATGGCAACGGTCGAAATGGCAGCAGGCTACCCCGAGCCGCCAACCGGCTTCCGTGGAAGGATGAGGGTATCCCTCCTGTCAGTAATCAACGCCCTGTCACCACTGACCGCATGCGAGATAAATTGCCTCAGCAACCAGAAGGGGCAACCGGCCTACTGTGTGTCAGCCCTGCTGCTCTGGCTCCGTTCCTGCACTGAGGCAGGCGAACATGCCATCGCCTGCAAGTGCGCGCGAACGCGCCTAGAGGACTGGCTGGATGAGGACATACCAGAAGCAGAACAAATAACCCGAAGGGCCGGCTGTGGGATGTCAGGCACCAGTGGGTCGTATGTCCTGTTCGGGCGCATCAAGACGCTCATGGGGCGCGACCTGCGTGGTCATGACATCAAAGACGAGATCGAGCAGCGGTCGTGTGTGAGCGTCACCCATGCGATGGGTCCTGAGCTGAGCCGCGATGCCTGGTACAGAGCGCTGCATTACGAACTGCACCAGGTAGTCGGTGAGGCCATGAGCCGCACGAGTCCCGGTGAGCAATCACCGGCACAGTGGGGCAATACAAGGGCCATCTGGATGCCGGGCGGAACTAGTTCGGAAAAGACAGGAAACTGGCATGCACTGGCTGAGCAGTGTGATCTAGATCCGAAAATCCTGATCAACAGCAAGAAAATGGTGTGGGCCACACAGCCACTCGACCTTGGCCAGCTGCTAAAACAGACCCCTGCAATTAATGCACGTGCAGCAACCAAGAATGAGCCTGGGCTCAAGAGAAGGCCGTTGCATGCGGCAAATGACACAAGCTACCTGATAGCATCATATGCCAGCGCTGGAGCTGAGAAGACACACTCAATACGCGGTAGCGTGATGAGGCAGCGTCCCAACGATGTGCTCGAAGCAATGTTGGCATTGAAGCAAGCATCTGAAGACAAACTAGTCCTTTGCGTAGACTATGCCGACTACAACAAAACACACACCATACTCACACGGTGCCTGTTGTCAGCCATATCTAGCAGGGCACTACTCGCAGCCGGCAAGCAACAAATGGCACAGGCGGCAGATTGGATGTGTCGCGCTCATCAAAACCATTACATCAATGGAGTCAGAATCGCTCAGGGACTCTCCAGCGGAGAGCGAGACACGGCCAAAGACAACACGACACTACACCTGGCTTATGCAAACATGGCATGGAAAGCTGCCTGCGGGGGGAGGCAGATCGACACAGACTGCTTCTTCAGATGCTGCGGTGACGACGAACTGCTCGTTGGGTGCACCTGGCTGCAGGCAATAGCATATATTGACGAACTGCAAGCCCAAGGACACCGGCTGCAAGTACGGAAACTCATGCTCAGCTCAGATCATGGTGAATTCCTCCAATACAACATGTTCTCGCGGGGAGGGTTGCCCAAGCAACCACTTGCACCGGCACTCATCAACTTTGTCTCTGGGTCCTGGTATAAGAGTAGCAGTTACATCAAAGAACAGATAGCTTCTCAAGTGGCATCCTCTGCCGCCGGCATATGCAGGCGTGGCGTTGATCTGGGTGTTGCGAGGAAACTAGCAATATCATGCTGCAACTGGCTCGTCGGAGAAGCTGCGGACTGGCGGGCACAACTAGCAGCGACTGACTTGTTCGGCAACCACGCAGTCGACCCACCAGCCAAGTCCGAACCCGTAGCCCCGACTACGGGAATGAAGGAGAGTCTAGCAGCTCAAGATTTCTGCAACTACATGCGGGGCCGGTATCCCGCACTCGTCTCTAGGTATGGCGAGCCTCACATCAAGGCCGCCGCTGCTGCTAGCGCATTCGCCCAGATATTGTCTGAGGCAACACGCAAACGCGACAAGCAACTGGTCACAACGCATAGCATTGACCAAGTACCCATAGTAGAGCCAGACGTCCGTGATGAGCTGCAACTGGCCACCAAATGCATAAACAGCCCCAGTGGGTCCAGAGAAGACTACAGAGACATGGTGGCATTCACAGCCGGGCTTCCACCCAGCCTACTACGTACTGACCACGACATGATGCAGGCATACAGTGCAATGCCATGTGGCGCACAGACTCGTGTCTGTTGGCAACCAAGACCAATACTCAAGCTGGAATGGTACGAGAAGCTCTACCTGCCAGGCGCGCTAGTCAACAATGTTTGTTAAGAGACAGTCATTCGCCGTAAGGCAATGGCGTTGGCATTTACCCCCGC